ATCAAGCCGGATAGCATAGGCCGCCTCGGTCTTATTCATCTTGCCGGCCTTCATGCGGCCAAGGGCTAAATCGCTCATTCGTCGCTCCTATCAACCCTGGTCAGCCGATAGCCGCCGTTCACCAGCGGGTCAGTCGCGACGTAAACCTCCCACATGATTAGCTCTTGCAGATTGCGCTTGGCTTTTTCGTAATCATCATCAGGACTGGTCGCGCCCAGGTGGCGCACGATAAGTGCCTCATCTACAGCTAGCTCGTACACGTTCATCAGCTACCCTCGATGTCGTGGAAGCCCTGCCCGATAAGCTCGAACCCCACCGCCATAGCGGCATCGACAAGGCCCTTGGAAGCCAGCACCAGCTGATCTTTCTCGACCCCTTCAGAAGGGTCGTCCCACTTGACCGTTTCTTTCGCCAGCCTTGTGCCGGCATCGCTTGAAATCATTTGCATAGACGGCACTCCTCGCGCATCTGCTTCCAGCGGGTGAGCGCGCTCTCGATCTCGCCCAGCACCTGCTCATCGCTCTGTCCCTTGTCGGTCCAGCGCAGCAGCTTCTTGACCATCTGCTCGCGCGGCCCGCCGCCTGTGTCGTATGCGTCACACACCCGATACGGATCGAGCTTGACCTCTGTGTAGCCGCGGGCGATGTCCTCGTCGGTGATTCGAGCGCGGATGAATTGTCGGTAGTGGGCGGCGGGGTCGCCATCGAGATTGATCCCGCCTGCGCGATCCTCACAAGGCACGCCCTCGCGGTTACAGCACGTCTTGCACCAGGGCCATGTCGCTGTCTTCACGTCGCAGCCCATACAGCGCTTTACATTCGTGTCGCGTCTCATACAGACTCCCTCTCGTCGATAAATGCCATTGCCTTGCGCAGCTCTTCCCGCGTGTCGCCACCGAACTCGACCAGGCCCTTGGCGAGCGTCCACCGCAGCCACTGAGGCTGTGCCGTTTGTAGATTTGGCTCATCATGCACAGCGCGGTGGTGGCAGCGGCACAGGGGCATGCTGAAGCTGCAAGGCGCCTTAAGCCCCATGCCGGACAGACCCCAGCCCAGGCCGATCACGTGATGGGCATCGGATGGCCCCATCCCGCAAAACGCGCATGGCAGGCTGCGTACCCATGCCAGGTAAGGCTCAGACCGCCAGCGGACGTCGCTCACTGGCTTGCGCTTGGGGCGGGTCTTCATCGGTGACTTGCGCTTAAGTGCTGACTGCTTCACGCGGCCTCCTTGTAGTCGCTGAACACCTGCAAGGCCGGATCACTCCAGCGGACCCCATGCTCGGCCCCAAATGCATCGATCAGCGTCAGCAGCTCGGCAAATCGGGCCTTGTTCATCTTGCTAGTGCGCCCGCCGACCATGACGTACCCGCCATCAATGCCGGGCACGATGTCCTGACGCTCGAGTGCTGCGGTAAAAATGTCCTTCCATGCGTAATCGGGCAGGTAACGGCTGTACCACTCGACTTGCTCGCTGACGTCGCGCAGGACGGCCCAGAGACGCTTGTTCTGGTCCCCGCTGCGCTTCTGCCCAGGCCGACGAACGGCGATCTCGACGGGCCCGCCCGGCAGCCCCTTGTCGACCATCGCGCCCACCTGCGTGAGCACCGGGTAGATGTCGGCCTGACTGGCGAGGGCGTAGGTCAGCTCCTTGCTCATCCGATCCTCCTGGCCTGGCATATCTCGATGATGTCTTCGGTCGTATGCTCGGCGCCCAGCTCGAACAGCTCTTCGCGCACGTTGTAAAACGTGCGCTGGGGGATGCCGAGGCGGATGAGCTGTTGCCGGATAGAGTTACTTCCTGGCCCGGCGGGGCGGGTGAGACCCATCGCTCGGGCCTTGTCATGAACAGCTTTCTCGCTGCGTCCTAGCTCGGCAGCAATGCATTTTGCCGGCCAGCGGGGCAGGTGGTAGCGCTCGGCCAGGAACTGGGCCTGGTCGTCTGTCCAACGGGGGATGATCGACCCCGATTCGCGCATCTCGGCAACCTGGTCATCGCTCCACTCGAGCACGGAATTCACCGATTTCACGAGACGCGTCGGGACTGGCTTTAGACCATTCCGCCAAGCGCTGACCTGGCTGCACCCCACGCCGATCGCATTGCCTAGCGCCGTCGGACTTCCCATCCGCTTTACTGCCGCTCTCACTAGCTCACGGCGCCGGGCCCGCTCGTCTTCATCGATCTCATCGAGCGTGGCGAAGTGTCCGTTAGGGCTTTTGATGCCCCGCTCGTACGCGGTTATCTTCATGCCGATGCCCTCCGCTGGTTGATGTGCATCGCGTTCTGCCGGGCCGCCTCACGCTGTAATGCGCTTGCGCCGAGCGGCCAGCGTATGCCCCATTTATCTGACCAGTGCTGGAGCGTCGAAGGATTGACGCCCCATTCGCGCGCGTGATCGGCGAGGCTGTAGCCGGTATCTCTTGCCGTCGCAGCGCCCTCCGCGAGCATGTCGCGCACGGAGCGGGCCTCGCTCTGCTCGATGCGGTACATCCAGACCGGCATGCCTCGCGGGCAGGTGCCGGCCTCATCCTGGGTGTATCCCCATAGGGCGATTCGCTTGTAATACGTACTCATGCCGACGGGAATGCTCATGCCTCCACCTCCTGGCGCTTGTTGGCAGCAAAGACGGCCATGGCGAATCCCATCGGCGTGGCACTGCGAAAATTGGCGCGCTGCGGTCCGGGGGGGGCTCTATGGATGCGGTCGTCGGGCGTCACGTCATCGGGGTGCAGCGGTGCCGGCATGACGAAACCGCTACCCGTCCAGAGGCAGGTTTTCTTGTTGTAGGCGTCGACAGGGCAGAGACCGCAGTATTGCCACGGCTGGAAGATGTGGTCGGGCTTGCGCCAGTAACTGCTGATCGTCGACACCGGGTTCTCGATGCAGTACGCAGCGCCAAAGAACTCGCACCACTCTGCCGCCACGGCGAACAGCTCGATGGCCTGCGACAACTTACGAAGCCCCTTACCCTTGAACCAGCGAGCGCCGCTCACCGATAGGTGGTCGCACGGCGGGAAAGCGGCGACGAACTCGACGTCGGTCGCCCACTCGCGGCTTGGCTTCCAATCGGTGAGGTCGGCGCCCTGCGTCCAGACGTTGCGGAACTCCGGGTGTGGGTGGATGCCCTCGGGGTGCTGGATGTCCACTATGAGACACTGGTAGCCGGCCTCAGCCCACGGGAGCGACATGTGTCCGGTCTTGTCGAAAAGACTAATCATCTTCACGCCGCCACCTCCATCAGCCAATGCCGCATGCTCTCCACCCAGCCAGGCTTGGCGAGCTGCCGAAGATCCTCGGCGAGATACCAGTAGTCGTGCCCGTTTCGACGGCGGCACTTGCACAACCCGTCTCCGTATTCGGCGCAGACCAGAATGTCTTGGCGGGCCAGGCGGGCGCGTTCGGTGATAGTGAGGGTCATCACATCATCTCCATGGCAGACTTCGCCTTTCGCTTCGGCTCAGCAGGCTCGGGGTTGCGCAGGCGATGGATGGCGTTCGCCTCCAGGTCGGCAAAGCGCGCATTGGCAAGTTGGGCGGCGGCGTAGACGGTGCCAACATCACCTTCACGCTGCTTGCCGATGATGATCTCGGCCACGCCCTGGTGAAGCTCGTCATCGGGGAAATAGCGCTCATGGCGGTACAGGAACAGGATTAGGTCGGCGTCCTGCTCGAGCGCGCCGGATTCGCGCAAATCGGCCATCATGGGGCGCTTCTCGGTGCGGTTCTCCAGGCCACGGTTGAGCTGCGATAGTGCGACGACCGGGCAGCCCAGCTCCTTCGCCATGTTCTTCATGGTGCGGCTCATCTCGGCAACTTCCTGCTCGCGGCTGCCATGCTTGCCGTCTGGGCGCATCAGCTGCATGTAGTCGACCATCACCACGCCGAGATCGCCGTAGTGGTCACGCCAGCGCTTGGCG